AAGAAAAGTGGTGGCTACAATAACGAAGCCGTCACCGACATGATTACTCTGACCTCAACGGGTCAGGCTCAGTCGCCCACCAATAGCATCTTTACCGGCGATCCGGTTGTGCTTCCCGGTGCGAACTTTGCAACGATTTCTCCGTATATCGCTGCAACGCTCAAGCCCTCTGGTGTGTTCATGGGTTGTCAGTATGTTGAAAATGGCGAGCAGAAATTCTCCCGGTATTGGCCGGGTGGAGTGTCAGCCACGGACATTAAATTCTTTGTAATCACTGATCCCGATCAGACGTATTACATTCAGGCTTCTCTGTCGCTTTCAGCGGGAGAGTTGGCTATTGTCAAAAACTACAATGTAACCGTAAGTTCCACGGCTTCTTCCGGTAACACCAGAACGGGTCAGTCCAGTTACTACCTTGATGGTGCATCTGGTACGGAAGCTGCTGCTGCTGTACGTGTTATTGGTAAAGCTCAGTATCCTGATGAAAAAGATTCTGATGCTTTCCCGATTGTGGAAGTATGGCTTAACCATCACCGTGATCGTTTCGTAACGGCCACGGCATCTACGGCTTAATAGGGAGGATTTATTATGGCTATTAATAGAGCTAGTATTAGCAAAGAACTCCTTCCCGGTCTTAACGCCGTATTTGGAATGGAGTATGGAGAGGTCAACAATGAACATGAACCTCTTTATGACATTGAAAACTCGGACAGAGCTTTTGAAGAAGAAGTCCTCTTCACTGGCTTTGGCACTGCGCCGACCAAAGGCGAGGGTGCTTCGGTTTCTTATGATGATGCACAGGAAAGCTACACGGCCCGTTATACGGCGGAAACCGTTGCGCTTGCTTTTGCTGTCACTGAAGAAGCTATGGAAGATAACCTGTATGACACGTTTGCGAAGCTTCGTGCCAGAGGTCTTGCCCGTGCGATGGCAAACACCAAGCAGGTAAAAGCCGCTAACATCTACAACAATGGGTTCTCTGATCTCATTGGTGATGGTGCTGCGTTCTTCTCGGCTTCTCATCCGACGATTTCCGATGGTCTTCAGTCTAACCTTCTTGGTGCGGCTGACCTGTCGGAAGCAACTCTTGAAACGGCCCTGACGGCTATTCAGAAGACCAAAGATGATCGTGGTATTCTGGTTGGTGCAAGTGCTATTTCACTGCACATTCCGGTTGATTACTGGGCGGTTGCAGATCGTGTTCTTTCTAGTCCCGGTAACACTCAGACGAGTGCTGCCAGTGGTAATCCGAACAACAACGCCATTAATGCTACCCGTCACATGGGCATGGTTCCTGAAGGTTTCTTCATTAACCGTCGCTTCACTGATACGGATGCATGGTTTGTTAAAACGGATGTGCCGAACGGAACCAAAATGTTCGTTCGTTCACCGCTTCAGACTAAGATGGAGCCAGACTTCGACACCGGCAACCTTCGGTTCAAGGCACGGGAGCGTTATAGCTTCGGTGTTTCGGATTGGCGTGGCTGGTACGGTAGTGCTGGTTAATCAGCTAATGAGGGAGGGTGGCTTCGGCCACTCTCTCTTAATTCTTAAAGGAGAATTAAATGCCTACAAATATTAAAGTTGGAATAGCTACTGGCGATGCTGTTCTTAAATATGTAGATACAGATACGACTGTTGGAAGCAATGGCACTGCTGATAGTAATATTCCTAGCACTACTCGTATCATGGCTATTCATGCTTTGGCAACAGCGGCTGGTTCTTATTCTATCAAAGGTCAACGTCAGATTACAAACAAGACTGCTGAAGGAACAGCTATTAAATTTCAGGTAGCAGCCAACGAAGCTTCAGATATTTATATCGGAGATATGGGTGTTGCAGTATATGGTGTGGTCAGTATTTCTGGTCCTACCGATGGTTGCGTTCTAACTGCTATGCTTGGCTAGTCATGCCTGACTTTGCTTATCTAAAAACAGACTTAATTAATACAACGGAGAATGACTCTTCAGAGTTTTCTACGCAGGTATCTGCTTTTGTCAAGAAGACAGAGTTTAGACTTGTCAAAGACCTAGATGATGTAGGTCTTAATGAGTACAATAATGTATCAGTCTCTGGCGGAAACGCAGGGGCTATTCCTTTAAATGACAGGGCTTTAATTGTACGCAATGTTAATTTTGTTGTAAGCAACGGCACCTCTGTTACTAATCTCTTGCAGAGAACAACAGAGTATGTAAATGATTACTGGCCTGTAAGTGCTTCCACCGGAACGCCCCGGTACTATACACGCAAAAACAATTCAAGTATTAAGATTGTTCCTACCCCAGTTTCTGTACTTACAGTTGAAATAGAATCACAGTCACAGCCGCTTGCCCTTGCTTCTGCTACGGGAACCAGCGTGACAACCACAAACTACTTTAGTGAATATTGCTATGATGCTCTCTTTGCCGGATGTATGGTAGAGGCTACTATGTATATGAAGGATTGGAATACTCTTCCTGTCTGGCAGCAACAGTATCAAACAGCAATAGATCAACTTCGCAATCAAGCAAGACGTACCAGACAGGATGACATGGCAGTTGCTGCTTCTCCTGCTGGTGGTCCCAATACAATTATACAGGGGAATCCATAATGGGAAAGAAAGAATCTACTATTAAAGATGTTAAGCGAAAGCCTACACCGCCACCAGATTATACTGAAGATTCTGGTAATAGAGAACTAGAAATTAAAATGGGTACAGTTAAACAAACAGATTTAGATGATGTTGTTAATTTTAATGAAAGAAAAAAAATTCCCGGTTCTAAAGTAATTAAAAAAATGGGCGGTGGCTACATGAAAAAGAATATGATGGGTGGTGGTTCTCTTTCTCCTAAACAAAAAGATATTGCACAAATGTCTGGTAATCCTAATAAAATAGAAGCAACAGATTTTACTGCCTTGCGTAATAAAAAATATGGTGGTAAAATAAACTATCGTATGAGTGGTGGTAAGGTAGTGGATTCTAGCTATGAGTAAAGTTAGGGGTAGATATGAAGTTGTAAAAGCTAATCCTAATAAACCCCGTAGTATAAGAAATGTAGCTAATGTTAAGCAAGATTCTAAAGATAAAGGAAAGTTAGGAACAAGAAAACCTACAGGTAAAAACGTATCTAATATTGTAGGAAGGTCTGCTAAAACTGGACAAGTTCGTTCTAGACCAACTAATCTTAGTAAATTTCCTAAACCCAAACCTGTAATACCCACACCAGTAGGCATTGCCACTGCTCTTGCTCCTATTGCTTATGAGCAAACAAAAAATCAACAGCAAGCTGGTAGTGACTCTATGGGTAAAACAATAGCTACTAGAATGAAAGATACTGCCAGAGATATTCAAGGTACTCCTGCTGAAATTGCAGCAGATAAAAAAAGAGCAGAAGCTAAAAAGAAAAGAAAAGCAGAAGCTAAAAAGAAAAGAGAAGCAGCAGCAGCTAAAAAGAAAAAAGAAGCAGCAGCTAAAAATAAAATGCCTAATGCTGAAGTATATGTAGACAGTGCTGTAACTTATGATATGGGAAATATACCTAGAGCTTATGGTGGTAAAGTTATTAAACGTAAGAAGGGTAAAAAAGTAGGAAGAGGCTGTGGTGCTGCCATGCGTGGTGGTGGAGCCGTAATGAAATCATAATATAATGATTAATCGTTCTTCTATAAGAAAACAAATTACTCGCCCCGGTAAGAAAAAAATTAAGAAAGTTATGGGGGAATACAAGAGGAGAAAACTTAAACTTCCCTCTGGTAAAAAAGTTAAGAATCGTAAACAAGCTATAGCCATCGCACTTAGCGAGGCACAACGTAAAAAACGTAAAAGGAGAAGTTAGATGCAGGGACCACATACACTAATCAAACGGCCCCATAACCTTGATGAGATTGTAGGTCGTCCCACAGGACAAGGCTATGGCGCTGCACGTAAAGGACCACAAGTAATAGGACCACCCCAAGACGTTGTGGTTGATGAAGACTACGAACAGGGTAAGTCTTTTAAAGTAGAAGACTAACTATTAAATGGTTACTAAAGAATTTTTAAAACAGTATAATAAATCTGTTCAAGAAGGATATGATGATTATACTTTAATAGATCATTCAGCTACTAGACCTAATAAAGAAGACTATGCAGATTTTAATGAATATATAAATAGTCTTTGTAACTATATAGGAAAAAAGTTTAGGTATACATATGGCAGTAAAGCAAAAAAGAAAACCCAGTAATATGAAGGGCATCACTATTGGCAGGGGCATGAAGCGTCCTACCAAGTCTGGTGCTGGTATGACTAAGAAGGGTGTTGCTAAATATCGTAGACAGAATCCCGGTTCTAAACTAAAGACTGCTGTAACTGAAAAGAAACCTACGGGTAAACGTGCAGCAAGGCGTAAGTCATATTGCGCTAGGTCTGCTGGACAAATGAAGAAGTTTCCAAAGGCTGCTAAGAATCCTAATAGCAGACTAAGACAAGCTCGTAAAAGATGGAGATGTTAATGAAAAAAGCAGTAGATGCTCCCAAAGGATTTCACTGGATGAAGTCTGGTAAAGGATTTAAACTTATGAAAAATCCTACTGGTGGTTATGTAGCACATAAGGGTGCTTCAAAGAAAGCAAGCTTTGAAGTTCAGAAGATACATAAAAAATGATTAAGCGTAAGAAAGGCGGCACAGCCACTAAACGTGACCCAAAGAAGTGGGCAGCGGCAAAGGCCAGAGCAAAGCGTAAGATGGGTGGTAAGCACTCTGCCAGAGCTATGCAGCTTGCTGTTAAGTATTACAAAGATTCTGGTGGAACTTATAGCGGTAAGAAAAAGTCTACTAATAAACTTTCAAAG